CCATTCGCCCCGTGGTTTAAATCGTGTTGATGACATAGACGGTAATAATCTGACCGGATTAACTGGATTGGTTGGATTAACAGTATGATTTGTCGTGGATATAGTAGCATATTTTCCTTCGAATTTCATATCGGTTAATTTTAACTGGTCAATTTTCCCACCTGTTTTAATCAATTCAACAGTTTCCAATAATTTCTGACAACGGTTTTTATTGACTGACTCTTCCAACCGAACTAAAATTGCTTTGCCACGTTGCTTAATGAGTTCGCAATGAATAGCTTTATCTAAAGAGTTAGACGTCTCCGTGGATAAAACAAGTACTTCGGATGCAATCTCATCAATTAAATAAGTATACCATTCGGATCGAAGACTATCCATCTCCAGTTGTTCATCCAAATTAATAATGGGGCTGGTAAGTGTAATTGGATCCATATCATTTATTGATAAAACAAATTGATATGTTGCATCCAGATCAATACCAGTTAAATTAACCCAATATTTATTATTATCGGCCGGGCCAATTATTTTTAGTTGGGAATCAATAATTTTAATTGGGGTGACATTGGCTGTAACAATAACATCCAAAATACTGTTTATTTTACTTGATAAAATATCGGTACTTTCTGTAGGATCGGCATATCTGTATGCACCTGGATTACTACCAATTTCTTTGAGCTTGTTAAGAAATTCAAAATCATGTGAACCGCCAAATCCCACAGTATGTACGGTATAATCCACATTGATAATTTTAGTCAAATCAATTTTTAAATTATCGACCAATTCTCCACGTTTGTCTTTGGATACGGAAGAATCTTCACCATCTGTTAAAAATAATATTGAGACGGAACTAATATTTATCAGATTTTTATTTTGCATATAATCCATACTGATCTCTTTAATTTTTTCAAATGCTGATCGAAATGATGTGCCTCCACTGGCATTAATATTATTGACACTATTTTGATAATGCGATATTGGCTCGGTTCTTTTGATTTCAAAATTAGTTGATCTGTCATCATATGATATAATTTGTGTGATCAAATGTGGATATTTATAAGTAGCATCAATAATCCGGTTTAGTGAATATTTAACATTGGTCATTGGATTTCCTGCCATTGATCCAGATTTATCAACCACAATAATGAATAGATGTTTGAATAATGATTCTGCGGTTGTATTGATAATTTGTAATTGTCCTATAATATTTCTATAAACGGAATTATCTATGGCCAAACGACAAATTCTGAGTTTGATTTGGGACGGGGGTATGATATCTAGTTTCGGATTGGATTCATTTTGTAATTTCTCTATCATATAAGATAAATTAACAGATATGGGGGCATTTGCCACATCAAAATTAGATAAATCGTGTCGGCATATCGGACATGATTGTGAATTTTGCAAATGTTGTATCAAAGGTAATTTTGAAATGGCACGACCGCAACAAGGTAAACTGACGGGCAATTCTAGATATTCTAGCGTGATTGGGCAAATTAAGTCTTCCATTGGGTAATAGATACTTTGTTAATATATTATTCATATTAAGCACTTATTTTATCAATTTTTTTTAAGTAGATGTTTGGAAAGCCAAACCAGCCATTCCGCTCATGAATCGTAGTACATTATAAGACAGTACATATGTTCCAATATAAATACCAGTTTTGATACCATCGGATCTAAATATATTACTATTAACTAATTCGATAAATTCTGGAGTAAATTGGTATTGAATACTAACATCATCGATTCGACTAAAATTACATGTACCATTTGGTTGAATTTCCATTGGGTCTAAACTAAATGAATAAACATATTGGCCATCAGTTGGCGAATGAATAAAGTACATATATGGTTGAACGTAATTAAAGTACTCAATCGATTGAGATGTATCAGTAATATTGGTTGAATTCAATCGAATAAATGCATTGAGTACAGGTTGGCCGGATTTATCACATCTAGTTCCAAAATTATTCCACTGGCACTTATTCCGACCAGTTGGATTGCATCTATACTGGTTGGGTTGGCAGAAAAATATCATATATCGGGTTGGATGTGCGAATGTTAAATGAGTATTCGCATTGGTACTTGGATCTATATTAAATTCATTGTATTGGACCGTTTCGATTAAATACTCATGACTAGATTGTGCAAACCGACGTCTTTCATCCGAATCTAAAAAAATATAATCAACATACATAACAATGTTTTGGATATTGATATTGTATTTGGATTGAATTTCTGGAATATTTGGCAAATCACAATCGTCTCCAATATAACATAATTGGCTTAAATCTTTTAGTCGGAGATTGAACATAACATCATGGTATCTAAGTGCTATTAATGGTAGAGCTAGCCCATTGTATCTGCTAAACCAAAATAATAGTGGTATAATTAATTTGTATCTGGGTTTTAGACAATCATTGAAACAAATCAACTGCGGAACTTGGCCAATCATTTTATAATAATTAGCTTTTTGATATTCTCGCAGAGTAATTTTGTTATATAAAACCATCCAATCTCCAGTATGACGATCTATTAATTGAGGTCCAATTGTGACATCGATTTGGTCAATAATTGAATTTCCAATTTCTTCAACCCAAGCAAAATCATAGCTTTCCGTATAGGTATTGGATTTCCATTTGGACCAAATATTCTTATTTCGAAGGTAAATGTTATAGATATGGAGATACGTATGTTGTAATGCTGGATATAAATGTCTAATAATAATATCCAATAATCTGGTTCGCATTTCGCATTCATTTGATTTGACGGAATTAAATAAAATTTGAATATCGGATCTGATAATATCATGCCAAATTTGCTGTTTTTGTTCAACCAGTTCCGGAATTAAATCGTAATTATCTGTATTAACCAGATATGTGTGCAATTGAGTTCGAATATTTTCTAGATCGGAAATGAATTTAGGATTTAACATAATTAAATTAATTTCCTGCATAGATATATTATTAGTTTTGAGCAGATCATGTAATTGTCTGATGATGTGAGTATTGGCCGAAATATAATTACAATACAATTTATAATATGACTCAATTTGTGCGAATTGTGCTTGTGCCCTGTCATAATTTATCCTATAATCTGACCGGTCTTTGCATAAATTAACTTCTGGTAGTTCAATTTCTAAATAGGTTTTATGTGCTAGATCTCCGATTTTATCAAGAACAAGAGACATATCGTAACCGAAATTGGTCATTCCAATGAATTGTTGTTGGATTGATTCAATAGCAAAATTAGTGTAACGTCTGTACACGATTTTAAAAAATGTTATTTGGGGTGTCCCCGTTAAAAAAAGATCTTGAGATCCATATACAGCTATTTGAATAATTCCTCCGGGCATATTTATTTAATACATCGGATTATTTTATTATAAAATAATCCGATATCAAATATTCTATTTTAAATATTCAAAGATGCTTATATGTTGTTCATTAGAAACATCACTAATTTTACCTGGTCTAATAAATTGAGGAACAATATAAGCTAAATCAACAACAACTGTAAAACAATTTGTATTATCATAATAGCAAAAATATATAAAATAATCATTTTTTTATTTAAATTCAATTGGATCGTTAACTGATCCTATATAAAAACTTCCAGAATATATTCCATGAGTTGATCTAAATTTTCCCAATTTCAAAAAATATGGTACTAATTTTTCCAAATTAATTATCACATATGAAAAATTATAATCTGGGTCTGGTGCATCAGCTATCATTAACTCTTGATCATTTTTGATGTTGTCTAATGCTTCAGTGTTACTTTTATATTGACCAAATAATGAAATTCTATAATCATAATCTTGTTTAGCAACAATAAATTGATTTTTAACTTTGAAAGTAATCATCTCGTACGCAGAATATCCCCTATTTTCATTAATAATTTCTGAAGATAAATTTAACACATGTTTTAGGACCGGGCTATATTCATACAAATATTTCGAAACATCGTGATAATTAGAAAAATTTACCGCTAAAGAAAATTTTTTAAAACAACATACTAAATAATTTTCTTTGCCAGTCCAAAAATCAAAATATGGTTTATTAGGATACTGAGCTTGGCACTTTAATTTCCAAATATTTGGATAATTAGCTAAATAAGTACAAGTTTGTAATAATATCAAACTTGTTTTATAATTAGCATGAATTAGAATATTAAACCAACAATCTAGGTTATTCATTGATAATCGAATTATTAAGTTGATATATGAAATGCATTTTTTAATCAATTTTTTATACCTGGACAATCTTACCGATAATTTTTAAAAAATATCACTATATATTAGATGGATTATAACAAACTGCAAATATCTGAATTTAAATTAGATGCGATGGTTGATCACGCCGCTATAGTTATTATTGCAAAACGTGGAAGTGGTAAATCATGGGTAACTAGAGAGATACTATACGCAAAACGTCATATACCGGGTGGTGTGGTTATATCACCGACCGATGCAATGAATAGTTCTTATAAAAAATTTTTTCCTGATATTTATATTCATTATAACATCACGGAGGATATTTTGAATAAGGTTTTGGTAAGACAACAAAAGATGATGGATAAACAAAGGGATAAAAAAAAACAAGGTAAAAAAGTAGATGCGTCCGGTATATTAGTCATGGATGATTGTTTAGCGGAGAAAAGAAAATGGTCCAAAATCCAAGCCATTACGACAATTCTCATGAATGGTAGACATTTTCAGTTGGTATACATTCTTACTATGCAAACCCCCATTGGACTAGCACCAGAATTACGATTGAATTTCGACTATGTATTTTTATTAAGAGAAAATTCGGCTATTAACAGAAAAAAATTATGGATGAATTATGCTTCAATGTTCCCCACACTCGATATATTCGAAAAAGTATTCGCCAAAACTACCGAAAATTTTTGTTCAATGGTAATTGATAATAGAAATCAATCCGATGACCTGCAAAAAACAGTATTTTGGTTCAAAGCTAAAGAGCGTAAATTTACATTCGGATGTAAAGCATTTAAGGACATGCATAAAAAATATTATGATGAAAATTATTTACAAAAAGAACATGAAGCGTTATTACGAGGAACCAAGGCATTCGGAAAGAAAAAAAATGAAATTGATTTCAAAATCGAGAGAATATAATAGCAAAAAAAAAATTGAAAAAAAAATATTCTTAGATAAATAATCTTTATTATTTAAGTAACAATATCAGGATTTTGTATGATAAGATCTGGCTCTTTACCTCTACCATATCGCATACCAAATCCAGATAATCGACAGCGACATTTACTCAATAATTTAGGCATAAGGATCATCGATGAAGTCCCAGGCGAATCTTATGTACGTTACGGATTACCATCAGGATGGAAAATGATTAATGATAGTGTAGAATATTGCCAACCTTCTTTTTTTATTATTGATGATAAAACCATGACCAGAGTTATAATTTATGGCACTTGGGATGAAATACGTGACAATAATTTAGTTTTGCGTATATTAAAACCACCGGACGTTAAATTATATCAACCAATTAAAAATAGGTAGAATTCATAAATTTTATAAATTTTAACAATACTTAAATTTATAAAAAATAGTTAACTAATTACGTCTATTTCAGGATTTATGGAAAAAAATTAAAAGAAACCCAGTAAAATCAAAATTAGTAATATTATCAATAGCGTACGTAAACTAATACCCATTAACATTATTAATAATATAATAATGACAAGACCAACAATATTAAAGTTACCATTCGAATACATCATGTATATATATATATATATTAATTATTTATTTTTCTGGATTTCTTATATTATTATAAAAATTATATTTCTAATACCACATGTATTTCGAGCTCAATAATTCATATGGCAATATTTTGGGTTGGATTTTTAAAGAGCCGATATGTAATATTTGTTTAAATTCTCACCCAGATCTTGTCGACGTCTGGTGACATCAACTGATGCTACATAAGGAGTCTCTGCATTGAACATATCATAGAAAATATCATCTAGCGGAACTGGATTTTCTTGTTGCTCAATAAACGTCCTTGGTACAAATCGATAGATTGTTTTATTGGGTTCGCACTGAGTATATGTTTTGGTTAAGCTAATTGTTACTAATATTAATCCTACGATAAAAATCAACATCATGATTATCTGCAACGTGTGCATTTGGTTATATTAAGTAGTTCAGAATTTAATTATTCGTATTCTAAAAATAATTAATTTTTTTACAACTCAATTACTGTGGCATTTGATTTATCCTGTGGTACTGTTTCGAACTTGCCAGTTAATTCATCATCTCTCAAAAAATCCATTATATTTCTGATCGCAACATTATCCTCACCATCTCTTAAAGAATGAGTTACGGCATTGCCCGCAGATTTTTTAGCAGGGGCAGGAGTAGAAGCAGAAACCGGCTGGTTAGTTTGATCAGTCTTAGGTTGTGTTTTGGCTTTCTTTTTGGCTTTGCGTTTTTCCTTGCGATTTTGCATATTAGTTAGTTTCGCTTTAGCTTCGGCTTCAGTTTTCATTTCAGTTTTCCTCTTTTCAAATTCATCAGCTTCGGTTTCCAGAGTATCCAAATGACACTTCATTGCATAATTTAATTGTTTTAACATTTGCAACCCATCTATTGTCGTTGAATCAGTATAGACAGTCCATTGACCAATATTAAATCTATGTATTCTGTCATTTGGATATAGTTTTTCTAATTGTTCGATTCTTGTATTTAGGTCTTCCTCGGTTTGAAATAGACCACGAACTTTGAAACATGTTAGTTTTAAATTACCAACAGTTTTTGGAGTAAAGATGCTGAAACAACCAAATCTCAAAGGAACTGGCTCATTTTCATCCAAATAATCCGTTTTATATGCTTCTTCTGCCTCGGTCTCCAGCCGCGCCTTTTCAGCCGCCTCTATTTTAATCTCTCCCAATGGTTTATTTTTTTCTTGCATCAATTCCAATTCTTTTTTAGTGATTTTACCTTCTTTGTATAATTTTTGTCGCATTCGCTTCAGTTGTTCTTGTGTTCTATCATTTTTTTGATTTGGTAAACCATTAGTATGTTCATTATTAAATTGTTCTCGCATTAGTTTTAGCTTATCATTATTTTCTCTGCGAGTTTTTTCCAAGTCATTTAATTTGATATCATCGTATTCGATATTTTCAGACTGGGCCAAATTATCCCATTCATACAATTTGCCAAGTTCAGCAGTAAAGATATCATGTTTTTTATTTATGGATTTAAGTCTCTTGACATCAGCATTAGCAATTTCCTCAATAGTATACCCGTTGTGAATCTTGAATCCAATCACATCCAAAAATTTTGTCTTTTCGGATTTTTGCGGTGTTAAAAAGCTAATTGTGACCCAATTAATATACCCAAATGGAGCATCTGGTGGAATAGTATCGATAATTTTGTATTTTTTATCTGTCATTATTAGTATAATATCTTTTAT